AAGATCCATCTTCATTCTTTCTTAAGTTTTTTATAATCATTAATCCAATCACCTTTAAAATCTAACCATAAGAAACCATTCTTCTCTGCCCACTCTGCGTAGGTAGTCTTACTACGTTTGGTTATCCTATTGCTAGCGTTCATAAATAAAAATATAATAGTAATGTGTGGATTGGATTGTTTAAACCAAACCATTTTCTGTCGAGTAGCTAAGTCTAACTTGCCTTTAGCTTCTATGTATACATTGTTAGCCATCTTAAAGTCTGGTATATACTTGCGATGAATCACTGGCTGTATATACTCATGCTTGTCAGGTTCGTACTTACATGACTTATAATGTTTACGTAACTCTTTCCATACTATAGCTTCAAACTTACTTTTGAATGTTGGCATAGTGATCCTTGTATTTGAGTCTATCATTACGTAGGATCCATAAACAACTAGCATTCATTAGAAACTCTTCTTCATTACCATAAGCATTTAATACTCTATTTAGCATTTCTTTTTCGGTATTAGCACCTTCGAGAAGTACTTTAGCTTTCTTATCTCCCAAGCCATCAATGCCTTTGATATTATCACTACGATCACCTTTGATACACTGTTCATAAAATAGACGAAGACCTTCTAGTTCTGTTTGTTCAACAAAAGTATCAGGTCTTGTCCATCCTTTACCATTAATTTCCCAAGAGAAATGTCGACCTGGTATTTGTAACAAGTCTTTATCTAAACTGCATATAATAGTATCATCGGTTTGAAAAATACCTAGCATATCATCTGCCTCTAGGTCTTCATCTGCTACCTCAGCATTAAGCTCAGCAACTGACCATGCTCTTAAGTCTTCTAAGTGTCTAGGCTTAGGTGCAGTTCTGTTTGCTTTATACTCAGGATAGATCTTTTTCCTAAAGTTTGTAGTACCTGTTAAGAAAGCTCTGTAAGAGCTAGCCCCTGTCTTCTCAAGTATCTGATCAAACAATTCACTAGCTCTGTACTTAGCTATACCAAAGTCATCATTCTCTGCACTTGCAGCGCAGCGAAAGCATACTAAGTCTTGGTCAATTAACGCTTGCATTAGAAAGGAATATCGTTAGCTAGGTCGTTAATAGCACTTGCTGTGCTATCGCCTTCCATTACAAAACGTTCATATTGTTTAGCTAATGCTACTACGTCTGCACTAGATAGTGCTTTACCATGTGTTGCTAGAGTAGCTACGGCATTAGATAGTGACGATTGTCTTACAATCATTAACTGTCTTAGGGCACGTTCTTCTTTAGTTTCATAGTTACTACCTGTTACTCTTGTAGCGTTGTTAGCTTTAGGTGCTGATGTCGAGGCACCCCCTGCACTAGCGTTTGTAGGTGCAGGTGCGACCTCTCCATCTGCTAGGATTTTAGTCCACTGCCAGTAGCCTGCATCGTCTTTCTCCATGGCTATGTTTACTTGGTCACCTTTCTGCCATGTCTGTGCAGATTTAAATACATCTGGGTTAGAGAATGACATTAGTTTTTTACTGCTTACTCTACCTTGTTCATCTTTGTAGGTAACTTCTAATGACTGATACTCTCTACCATTTCGGTTAGTGTTAGTGGTTGGTGCAGGTACATCTATAATATTAATTAACATTTACTGTCTCCATGTTACCCCATGTAGGTCCAACTTCACATTCGACTCTCATGGGTAGGTTAAATTTATGTCCAAATAACTTCTCAAAGTTATCAGGTACATCGTTAAAACATTTCTCAACAATTTTAACTATACTTATATTATCCCATACATTAGGATCAAAGTCAAGTATAATTGAATCATGAACTGTATTAATTAGTTTGACTCCTTCTTTGTTGAGTAATCTATTGCGTAAAGAAACTCTAGCTATTGACATTAAGTCAGCTCCTAAGCCCTGTACTGGATAGTTTAATATCTTAGTACGTGGATGTTTAATTCCGTAGCTCGTTACTTCAGGTTCGTAATAGTACACACGACCTGTAGGCATAGTAAGTTTCCTATCTCGCTTTGCTCTAAATATTATTTCATCATGCCACTCCTTTAGTTTAGTATACTTGTTATAGAATTGATCGATAATGTTTTGCCAATAGGTTTCATTACCAATCTCTCTGAAGTTAGGATCATTAGCATATGAGTAGGCAGACCCACCATAGATAAGTCTGAATACGAATGTCTTGGCTATAAGCCTCGAGGGTAATCCAAACCTTTCCTGGTTATCAGAGTGCATGTCAGTCCCATCCCAGATTTCTTGTATGGCTAGGTCGTCCTGACTTAGGTAGGCTGCACCTACCCACTCTAATTGTTTAGCATCTGCCTGTAATAACATTATAGATCCTCAAAGTAAACCTCACCACCTTCTACTAATGGTGGTAATGCTCTTGGTAGTATTGGATCCTTAATAATAATTTCAGGTAAAGGATCTGTCTCTACTATATTAGCTATGTACATAGACTCATCAATAGATTGTTGATCTGCTAATCTATTTTGTTTCCATGAGTGTAATACAAAAGCTGCTGTTGCTAATAATACTGAAGCCATTAATATATATGTAAATACATCCATTAGCTTTTCATTCTTATTGTCCATTATATCTCCTTAATATCTTGAAGTAAAGAGAGACTTAATCTCTCCGTCAAAGTTTTGTAGGTTAGGTCTACTACTAGATAACCTACCTGTTCGTGCTACGCACTGGTTAAGTTGTCCGTGTATTTCTCCTTTCTCCCAGTTGTTATCATCAATCAGCTTACATAAACCTAAGTAGTAAGTTGACTTTCTTTTTTCTAGAGTAGCTCTTGTTAAGAGTATGTCTAGAATCTTTTGACCTTCTGCATTAGGTTTGAGTGAGCGTAAGGTCTTTTCGTCTGTAGAGTAAAGACCTTCTTTAGCGAGCTCAGTTCCTTTTAGAGGTCGTACTCGTCTGGGTAGTTCGAGTTCTTGGTCGAACCACTGTAGTTTGACTTCACCTTTTCTATTGCCTGTTTTGTAATGACCGACAGGCTGTTGACACTTGTACTTAATAATGCCACCATAAAGGAAAGCAGATAAATGATCAACGCTATTAGGGTTAAAGTCAGGAAAATTATGGTATTCAAAAAGTCTCTTATCCAACTTAGCAATCTGTTCTTCAAGTTCGTCTCCTAATGTTTTGCTTTTATCGTAATCATATAGTATACCATTAAACTCCATCTCTTGCAATACTAATAGATCTTGATTGTGTAAACTAACTAAACGTTTTAGTTCTGATCTGTTGTTAAGTTCTGCGATCTGCTTAGAAAAGACTTGTTCTGTTAGCTTTACATCTTGTTTAAGATAGTCAGTTAGTATCTCTTCTGGTATGTCTGGTGTATCAATACCATTCTTCCAGTACTGTTCTGACACTATGTCTAGTTTAGATTCTAATCCATAGTGTTCAGCAACACCATTGAGACTAGGGTATGGGTTAGACTGTCCATCAAGTATAAACTGTACGACTTGACAGTCCCATATTCTTTTGTCAGCAAACTTAATTCCATATCTTGCTAACCAATGTAAATCAAATTTAATGTTGAACCCCACAAGGACAGTAGCTGAATCAACTAACTGTTGAACTTTAAGGAGATTTTCCTTGTAGGGCTCATCATCAAACTCTATGTTAAATACTTCGTTATTAATACCAATGTAACATAACTTATTTGTTTTGTCAAATGGATTACCTTTATTACTTGTAGTAGTTTCTACATCTAATACTATATATGTCATTTCATTTCCTTAAATAAAGGTTTACCATAAGAGAATAGTAATTGTTTATTAATTAGATAAGCAATCTTAGAATCCTTATCACCTCGTCCAGTAAACTTAACTGTACGTAAATCATTTTCTTTAATACATTCTTTTATTTCACTGGGTTTAATACAGACAAACACATTATCATCATAGAATATCCAGTGACTTGCTTTTGTTGTCATTAATGCAGAAGGTTTACCAAACATCTCTACCTCTATAACTATGTTACCTGTTTGATTACTCATAGGATCATACTTTACTTCAATACCTTTTGCAATCTCAGGTATCCATATGTCATACTCTTTACAGTAACCTTGTACTCGATATGCAGTTCGATATTTCTTTTGTATTTTTTGTAATACAATATCTTCTACTTTAATACCACGAGCTAAGTCATTTCTAAATGTCTTCATATCTTGCAATCTCTGGTTTAATTAGTACTTGTGTTTGACCATGACGAAGATCAGGTAGTGTATCTTCATCTCCAATTAGTTTGTTTTTAGTAATGTTAAAGTAACGAAGCCTACTAGTGTTGTCTTGTTCTTTACCTATACCGAGGATCCAATCAGCCTCGCCCTGCTTGGCTGTTTTGGAGCCGTCAACCATGTCCATTGTTAACCACAGCTTACCTTCAGCTTCACCTGAAGCTTGTGATACAGCAATCACTGGACCATATTTTTTAGCTAACTCACGAGCCCATTGATATATAGCTTTAAGTTCTAAGTCATTACGATCAGCTTTAAAACCTTTGATCTTATCTATCTGGTCAAAGATAATAAGAGCAGGATTAGTAGACTCAAGAACCTCTTTGATACGTTTATAACTTGAGCTATCATCAGAGTCTAAAATCTTAA